GGATTTCGTCATCAAGTTGATCTGCTCTCTCTGCTGCTAGATTAACTGGCTCATCATTCTTGGCTGCTGCCGATTGCTGATAAGATGGGATATTCCCTTGTCCAGATTTATCATTCTCAAACACTCTGAAAAAGATAACAGCATCGCCCTTGTTATATTCCTTAGAAGTATCTTTGTTGTAGATCTTAATATCCAAAGCTCCAGGAACGGCAGTTCGCTGCTTAGTTTCTTTATCGAAGTTAGAACCTTCCCAAGTCTCAATGATGTATTCACCCTCTGAAAGAGTTGTGGTTCTCATTAGCTTGAAAGTTCTGTTACTGTGTGTTGGTCCGTTAGACATATATTTCCTTTCTGTTATGTTTCCGAATTGTTTTCATTATAACGATTAATAAAAATTCTGCAAAAAAATTGTGAGATACCCCCCATATAGTATTACGCACCGGGGGGGGAAGGTATGCCCTTTTTTTTTACCCCACATTTGTTCTCCTTTTTCCTAGTTATAAAGTGTAAAGGTTCGTTTACTATTTATAAATTACCTTATCCTCTTGCTGTTAGAAATCCTCTTGATTATTCTTTGTAGCTCTTCCCGTTTATCAATGGGAGGTGGTCTCTTAAAGAATGCGTGTTCAAAGAATACAATGCTTTTAGGACTATCCTTATGGTTATTCCTTCTCCAGATAAGTACATCCTTAATCTTACTGATAGCTTTATCTGGATCTAATCCTTTATCTTTAATCCAGGACTGTACAATTTCTAGTTGTTTCTGATTGTATTGTAAATGTTGACCGAATATCTCTTCGGTTAATCTTCTAAACTCATTCATTACATATTTACCTTTAAGGAATATATCATTGTTAAGTTTGTTGTTATGTAGTCCTTCTGAATGAATATCTACATATTCCTTGGAGTGAATATCTACCTTATCCCCCTCTTTTACTGTAGGCTTTTCCTCTGTCTTAGTATTCCTTCTGAGTGAATACTTAGTAGTCTTTCCCATCTTCGGTCCCTTCGGTACTTCTGGTTTCTCTTCGTAAGATCTATCAAGGTCTGTAGCTGTTGCAGCAGCATCCTCCTCGCTGACATCTGGATCAAAGACCATGAAGTATTTGTTACCCTTCAGCCCAGGATGTTTCTTAGCATATTTAATATATCCCATCTCAATCAGTTTACGAATATGTTTACTGACTGTACTCTGAGACTTAATTCCTAAGACCTTAGCAATAGTGATTTGGTTGGGCCAACAGACACCTTGCCTTGAGGTATAATTACCTAAAGCACATAGAACCATGAAAGTTCTGGGGTAGGTTTTAAATCTAATATCAGCCACAGCTCGTTGTGGAATGACACAGAAATGCCCAGGTGTTCTGCCGGTCCCGTAGTCTACTTTATCCTTTTTATTTTTCGGAGCAGTAGCCATGCTGGATGTTACTTAGCAATTCATTTTTAATCTTGTTGTAGTCAGACCATAGAGCTAAACCTTTGTCAGTAGTCATAGACCAGCACTTCGCTTGTTCAGCCTTGATGCGTTGATGGTAACACACAGTCGTGTGATCTCTGTCTCCACAAGTTCTCGCAATGTGCGTCACTCCATGCTTGGTTAAGTCTAAGCATAAATTAAAATACAAAGATCTAGCCTTCGCTAACTCTCCATGCTTTCTTTCTGACATGATTTGTTTTGGTGTAAAGTTCATGTGATTACAGACAGCAATCATAATATCCTTCAGCCAAATTCTACCTTCAGCTTTCTCTGGGTAATAACTTATTTCTGTTTTCATTAGCTCCACTTGATCCTGGAGTATTCTTATTTTCTTTTCTAAGTTATCTATTTCAATTTGTTTGAGTTGCCTCGGAGTGAGCTGCTGCAAATCATTCAAAGGTTTGGGTGGTCTGATAACAACATTATTTATTAGTGTCATTGTCTTTGTCCTTTCTCTTGAATTTAACAATCGTTGGTTTTGGATTGAGTAGTTCATCTAACTCTTCATCAGTAAGATCTCGATCTGGATCCTTCTTATGTTTGTTAATTAGATCTGTTAAAGTTTTTAAAAGATACTCAATGAACCAATGAGCTTTCGATACATCCTCTCTCGCACCTTCGAGTGTTGGGATCTTGATACCCATTCTCGCAATGTACTTCATGATGCTGCCTTTTAAGTAACCGATAAACTCGGCCTCGGTCATCTGTGATTTGATTGCCTCGATTGTTTCGATTGATTTCTTTTTGTAATGGTCTGGATTGATTTTATCTTTTGACATCGGTAACCATCCCTCTTGCTGCATTAATCATTTTGTCTAAACGATCTTGTCTAACTTTAGGTCTGATTGCTATTCCCATCTCTAAGATCTCAGACACCAAAGTTGCCATAGGTATTCGTTCTACCTTGGCTTGGTCCTGGAGTTTATCTTTGAGTTCCTGGGAGATCTTCATGTAGAAGGGTGTTAATTGCTTGGTTTTAGCCATGTTTTCTCCTTGTTAAAATATATCTTGTAAATATATCAAAAATATCTATATTATTAGGTGTACAATATGAGAACAATAACAATGAAAGGAAATACAATGACTAAGACACTCAAGTACGAAAACACAGCTAACATCGGTGACACAATAAGAGGTTATGACTTTGCAAGATTAGGTTACAACGACAGTTACATCGAAGGATTAGTAGTTGATAAAGGTCAATGTGATGACAAGTATTATGCTTGTTACAAAATTAAATTAACTAAAAGATTAGTTAGTGGTGAAGATAGAACACAAAGCACTATCGATGCTGGAGCTGATATTTGGTATGTGCCATTTGAAACTAATGATGACACTTGGAATGTTTCAACTGATATTAAAAAAATAGAAAGAGTTACTAAAGTTAAGGAGGCTGCATAATGGCTAAGTTCACAAAAAAACAATCAGACTTAAAAGACTACATGATCAAGAATGATTTGATCTTGGAAGATGTAATGGAAGTTGTTTTGTTAGATCTTAATTGGATGAACCCAATATCTATCAATCAGCTTTGTGATGAGATGAAAAAAAAGTTAACCAATAAATGTTTGAAGGAGGCTGCATAATGAACATAGTTGCTTTAGTTAGAGTTAGTACAGATAAGCAAGAAGTTAATAATCAAAAATTTGCTATCGAAAAAAAATACAATGATGCATCAATCACCTGGTTCGAGGAGCCGGGTGTTTCTGGAGCTAAGAAGTTTCAGAACAGACCAGTTCTACAAGATGCAATTAGAACAGCTAAGAAGTTAAGATGTCCATTAGTTGTTTATTCATTATCAAGACTTGGTCGTACATACGAAGTTGGTCAGTTCTTAGAGACTACTAACATTCAAGTTGATGTATTAGATACTCCAAACTTAGATGATGCAATCGCTGGGTTCCATGTTGCAATCAATAGACTTGAAAGAATTAATATTTCAAATCGTACCAAGGCAGCACTAACAAGATTAAAAGCAGAAGGTAAATTGTTAGGCAATCGTACTAACTTAGATGTAGTTAGAGTTAGAGGTCATGAAACTTCTAAGGCTAATGCAAATCAGTACGCAAAAAATATTTCAGAAATTATTTCTGGCATCAGAGCAACGGGCATCAATACATTGTCTGGTTTAGCTAATGCCTTGAATGATCGTGGTGTTAAAACTTACCAGGACAAAGTTTGGTACCCGACAACAGTAAAAAATGTCCTAGAAAGAGTGGAGGTATAATATGTGGTCTTATATTGTTCTAGTATTAAAGAAACAGTTCATGACTAAAGTGAACACAGAAGATAAACAATATGTTTACAAGGAACCTATGAGCATAAAAGAAATCTTGATTGGAATTGCAGAAGGTTTAGCATTCTTGTTTTTTTTAGGATCCTTAATTTTAATAGTTACACTTGGATGTGTAATGGTTGATAGTTGTTATTATTATTATGTACCAGGAGGATTTTAATATGAAAGATAGTGGTAGAAAAACTTCTTACAAAAGAAAAGAATTAGGTGCCAGTACAGTTGGATCTTTGATCCCTGGCATAAAAGGTTTCAAAACTCCTAACGAGGTTTTGGAAGATGCTCTAAATGAGTATCAAGGAAAGGAGGCTAAGAATGACTTAGCTAACAATCCAAAGGTTAAGGCTGGACAAGCATTGGAACCAGTCATAACTAAAATGTTTGTCGATGAGTTACAATCCATAGCAATCGATCAGAAGGCCAAATTTAAAATCTCTGTTCCGGAGAAGGCCAACTTGTACTCATTAGACAATGGGAAACTCGGCAGTTCTTTAGATAATCTTTTAACTATTAAAAGTGGTAAGATTGAATTGACTGATCACAACAAATCAACAATGGTTCTTTCAGATAGTGGTCCAGTTGAAATCAAGAATTACTCTGGATCTGCCGATGATCC